TTAGTCTCTGGTGTCTTAACCCAACTAATCCATTTCTTACCTGTCGAGTCTGTCGGGATAGGTGGTATACCTTTTACTCTTATCATCTCTATACCGTTCTCATTAGTTTTGATTTGATAAGTATTACCTCCGCCTAGTATCTTGAGAACTTCTGTACCAAAAGAAGCTACCCAGCCCTCTGGAGTTTGTTGGATAAGAGGTATCTGTCTAACTAGGTTATCTATATCAACCGGCACTGACACAGCTCCTTGAGCTGCAGAGTCTTTTAAGACTTGGATGTTTTCTAAGAAGCCTGAAGCATGTACTAAATTAACATCAGGTCCTAAGATAACTGTCCCGTGTGTCTGTGGATATTTATTATTGTTTACTTCGGGCATTGCTATGACACTAGGAGCTAGACCAAGCATCTCAGCAAAGGCTTCATCGCCTCCTAGTCTATCAGGATGAGGAAAGAGTATTGTCCAGCCAACTCCTAATGCTCCTTGTTGTAATAACTTAAGGTGTATGTCTGCTAAGGTTTGACGAGGTAAAGGGTAACCACCTTGTTGGTCTATAAACTCTTCATCAATGTTGAGGATAGTAAAGTAACCAGTAGGCTTTGGAGTCTTGACAAGGGCATCAAAGGTTTTGAGTCTTAGTATCTCCAGAGGCGGAGCATTAAAAACTAAAGGTAATGTTAGTAAAAATAAAAGTAAACTCGCCCACTTCATAAGTCACCTGCTTTGTGCATGACGTAAAGATTATTAAGTAGTACTAAATGATAAAAAGTATTAATATTTGTTATCTGTTGCGGAGAAGCATCTCTGATAATAAAATAACTAGTAGCACCTTTAAGAACTAGTAACAACTCTAAGGAAGGTTGTTTAGGTAGTAGAGGATTAGCTTCTAAAGCATAGCCTTTAATATTGACAGCTCTGTGTGTGGTATAGATATCCAAAAGCTGTAAGGCTATAAATTCTTGGTAAGGTTTTTCTTGTAAATTAAAATGTAGTTGGGCTTTAGGTAGACTATAATCTACATAAGCCTCCGGTTTGTTGAGGTAAGGTGCTTTAGTAATCCGCCAATATATATCAGGCTTAGCCGGAAGACTGCTTGATAGTAATGGAAGAGTCACTACCGCCATTAAGAGTAATAGTAATTGCTTTGCCATCTTGTATAATTAAAACCTTGTAACTGTTGTTCGTATCTAAATCTAATCTTACTGTGTCTTCTACCTGTCTTAAGAAAGTTAGCACTGTATCAGTAACAAAAGTATTTACCTGTGTGTTAGAGTCAAAACCAAAAGCTGTGCCTTGAACATTAATATCACCAGTGTTCAAAACATTTTGTTCTAACTCATCTACTTCTTCTATAATACTCAAGAGGTCTTCTAAGAAATTTACATCTAAATAGTTAATATCTAACTCAGTAAACTCTAGGTTATCTTCTGCTAAGTAGTCTTGTTCTAGTTCGTCAAACTCTAAGTAGTCTATGTCTAGGATATTGTCCGAGCCATCTGTTTGTTCTTCTTCACTAACAAAGTTTGGGTCTTGCTTTGGTGGGTTGACAATCAACATGTTGTCAATAATATCTAGAGTCAAGTCTAAAATAACAGGACTACTAGGTGCCGACTCAAACAACTCAACTGTAGTAGCTTGGTAGGGCTTGTTGAGAACTACTTGTCCTACTAGAGTAGAAACAACTATCTCACCGGAAGCAATACCGTTCTCATCTGGTAGTAGTATTATCAAAGACCTGCCGAGTTCATCAACAGTAACAGTAAAGTCTGTCCCTCTAATACCAATGGTGGCACTGGGAGTCTCGATAGAAATGTTTTCTTTATTGATAGTAGCTAGTTTGCCACTAATAAACCTAGCTGTGCCACTAGCAAACTGTAGAGCCATCTTAGATTTAGATGGGTCAGGGTCATAGATAAACTCATCTATAACTAATTGTGAATGTTCTGTGAGACGGACTTGAGATTCGTCAAGAAAGGTAATACCTATCCGACCATTAGAAGTTTCGACATTATCAAAACTATTAATAGCAAAGGAGAGAGCAGCAGCAAAGGGGTCTTGTTCCCTTACTACTCTCCCTAAGCCTTTTAGTTCTGTTATGCTTCCTATACTAGCAACTTGTACTTGTTCCGCCATCATTTTGTATGATGCAGACAGTACCGCTATTGCCAGTAGAAATAATCTTAAGCCAATCACTTGCTAAGGTTGAACTCTGTGTAATATTAAATGCTCGGCTATCCCCTGTTTGGTCTAGATAAAAGTAACCATCAGCATAGCCACTACCATTGTAGACTAAACTGTTTGAGTCACCATCTATATCTAGATAGGATGTAGCTCCATCGACATCAACTGTGTAGTCTATGGTATTTGAATCACCGTTGACGACCCAGTCGAGGTCTAAGTATTCTGCTAAAGCATTGGTAGCAATATTTAATTCAAATTCATTGCTTGACCCTGTAACGTCAACATTATAGTTACCGCCATTGGCACCATAAGTATCTGTTGGGTCTACTTGAATTTCAAATATATTACTATCACCATCAAACTCAAAGAAACCTACTAGTGAATCTAGGACAATGTCCCCGATAAATTTGTTGGAATCCCCTAATTGATTGATGTCTAAAGTCATAGAACTACCAGCTAATTCTAGAGCAGTCATCTGACCTGAGGCAGCATCAAGACCACCAATAAGGTTGGAACCACCTAGCTGTTCAACATCTAAGTTTAAAGTTGCACCAACTTGATTGATGTATATTTCATTATCGGCTTTAACCATAAAGCCTAAGAAAGCTAACAATATAATTATTCTATTCATAACTCCAAAATCTCCTCTCTATTCCTTGTTGTACTATTTCTAGTACACTTGTCTCTATCGCTTTCTGGAGAGCAATAGATACACTTTCGTTTTGTGTAACACCAGATTCTATTTCTACTAACTCTGTCCCAGCTTCAATGAATCTAAAGACATCGTTAGAGACTCCTACAGATAGGATAGTCTTTGATGTTAGTACTTCTATTAATATCTCTCCGGTATTAACAGAAACTAATCGTAAAGATACTGTGACAGTGTCCTCACGATACTGGCGACTCATGCCGATACCTAGATATCTAGCACCATTACCACCACTTTTTAGGTTCGTGTCATACGAAATGACTCCGCCCTGAACCAGTAGACCTGCGAAGATAAGAGGGTTTAACTCTGTAGCATCTTCAAAGTCCTTACGGGTTGTTCTAATTATTTGTCGTTCTTTGGTGAGGTTATCTAACCCTACTCTTTCGACAACTGTAAAAAACTGACCATCTGCAGCGTGTTTAAAAGCCCTGATAAGTAAAGCATCAGGTGACTGTGTAATAGCAGAACTAAATAAAGCAAAGGTACTGTTACTCTTTCTTTGCCCTGTTAGGTCTGTGAAGCTATTAGGATAGATAGCAATAGTCGGCTTAATCCTAGCCGGTCTTAAGTTTTTTAACTCCTCTGACTGTAACTCTAATACGGTACTTGGTCTTTTCTTTGAATAAGCTCCTATAACATTCTCATCTAAGAGAGAACTATGTCTAAGACTTGAACAACTAGAAAGTAAAAGAACCGATAGGAACAGTAATCTCTGTAACATTCCCTTCTGCATCTGTAATCTTTAATGTAATCATAGTGCCATCAGCACTAACACTGTATTCTATGGTGTTACCCATTAGCTCTAAAGTCCCGAAAGTACTTGGGTTTTCACCAAACAAAGCATCTACTAGTTGTCTGGATAGTTGAGCATATATTCTTGATTCTAAGTTTCTGATAAATCTTGCTAGAGTTGTATTGTCTGCTTCTCTTTCTAGCTCTTCTCGATAAGCTTTAATTTCAGCTTCAATCGCTGCCTTTCTATTAAACTCTTGGTTCTCTATGGTTAGGTAATGGGCTGAGCTATTGATACCACTAAACGATGGTGACTTAAACTTATGTACTAACTCATCTCCGGTTAAAGCATTACTAACACCGAGCAACAATACTATAAATAACGTGCTTAATATTTTCATTTCTATTATCTCCTCAATCTTTTCTTTGGTCTTTTTTCCCATCTGCCCTTGCTAACCTATCTACATCTACAGGTACACCCATAGCTGTTCGACACATTGTGTCTATTCTTATAATGTCATTATCTATTTGTCTTATTCTATCTATCAAAGCTACTATCATACCGTGTTGAGTATCTAATTTTTTGTGGATATCAGCTATTAAAGCATTGAATAGTTTATAAACCATCCACCCTGCAGCGACTGCAAAGGCTGCTGGAATCCCAACAGTCTCTAGTATCTCCATCCACTGATTAGTATTCATTATTTACCTTTAACTAAGCTACCACCAAAGTACATACCTATAATAGCTGAGACTAAGTTAGTATCTAGTTGTGTTATTACCAAGCCCTGAAAAGTAATCCATTCAAATACTTCTCGTCCTTCTTTGATAAACCAAAAGCCCGGATTCCAGTTAGTGTAACCAACAGTTACAGAAACATCTGGATAGTAAACTGCTACTAGTTTAGGTAGTAAGACAATAGCAAAGACTGAAGTCAAAGCTATAATTCTTCTAGTCCAAGCAAAGCCTTTGTCTTTTAAACCGTGGTCTAAAGACTGTTGTCTTTCTTTCATACCAAACTCACCACGAGTTATTAAAAGCTTTTGTTGTTCTGCTTTAGCCTTTCTACTTTCAGACCAGACACTCATCAAACCACCAAGGATTGTCGAGGCCAACATAGTTATTATCTCAAAAGGAAAGCCCATTAAAATTCTCCTAACATAAACTTTTCCATCTCTTCTTCAAATAAAGGTCGATAGTCTTCAATAGTAAACCAAGGTAAACCAAGACCTGCTCTAACCTTACAGTTTTCCTGCCAAGCTTCTTCTAGTTGTTGTTCTGTGTAGAGTATCATTAGTCGTACATTACCTTAATTGCTTTTGAAGCTGTTAATTCTGCAGCAGCTTTTAACCTTTTATTAGTGTGAGGTTCTCCCGGATTTTCCCATCTTTTCATAAACTCTAAAGTTACATCTTCTGGTGTTCCTTCTTCAAATACTTTTTGCAATGCATTACCATGTCCGTACCCTAATTTATCTCTATATTTTCTATCACCATAAATAGTTTCATACATAAAATCTATTTGAGCTTTTACTGAGTCTTTAATATTTTTTTCTTTTCTATATTCTTCATAAGCTCTAGGTAAAGGTCCTGTAGGGTCTAATTGAAATAAACCATACCCCGGACCATTTTTTTGTTTTTGTTGATAATCATAAGTACCTCCAGTTTCAACATCTATGTTTGCTGCAATTCCAACTATAGCATTTTTAGAAAACTTTGGATTATATTCTTCACCTTTTTGTTTTAAGTAATTTACTACTTCCATTCTGTTTAAATAATTATTAAACTTTTTATCGTTTTCTTTTTTTTCTTTTAATTCTTTTTTAGAAAAAACAGGTTTTGTTTCTGTAATTATTTCCGGTAACTCGTTTGTTTGTCTAGGTCTTAAGCTTTTATCTATAGTGTTTATCAAAGTGTCGAAAACTTTATCTTTTTCTTCAGGTGCAAAAGCATTAGCTTTAAGTTTTATTTTAAACTGTTCAGCTTCTTTATCTGAAAGTTCTTTGTAGCCTGTGTTGTCTACTATTCCACCTATATTAAATAATTTTCTTTCTTTAAACTCTGTAGTAAATAAATCTGTTTGAGCTGAATAAGGTAAACCTGTTAAAGGGTCAATTCTATTTGCTGGGTTATCTGTCACATCAGTAACATCTTTAGAAACATCGCCACCTTTATAATATGTTTTTCTTCTAGGTAAAGATAATGCCTCAACCAATTTGTCTCTTTGTTCTTTAATAGGCTCATCTACTTTTTTAGCTGCTTGGACAACAGTATCATAGTCAAAACCAGTGTATCTTTTAATTAAGTTCTTACTGCCATATAAAGGTAACTTTCTAGCTCCTGTTTCTAACAAACCTCTATCATAAATAGCCATATTGACAACATCACCTATAACAGGGCCGCCTAATGAAGCAGCTGAGACTAAAGGATTTTTACCATATCTACTTGCCTCTCCCCATCTAATACCTATATCAATAGGACCAGCCATCCCAGTTCTTTGTAGAGCTTTAACAACATCTCTATAACTAACACCTTCTTTATCTATTTGTTTTTGATATGACTCGGGACTTCTCCAATAGTTAGTTGCTAAAGCTACATTAGTTGCCATCAAACCAAAAACTGCAACTCTTGGTGCATTAACTCCCGGGTTCTGTATAGTATCTCTAGCAAAGTTTTTAAGAATAGTATTACTAAAAACATAAGGATATCTTAAGAACTGAGTTAGAATATCCCATTTAGGATTAGACATATAAGTAGGAACCTTAGCTCTTTCTCTTCCTGTTTGTAATATAACAGAGTTAGTAAATCTACCAGCACCTCTAACAACCTGACGATAAAAATTATCATTTTGTTTAGCTCCTTGACCTACCCATCTTAAACCATCTTTAACATCAATACCTAATTCAAATAGTTCTGATTTTAAATGATTAATTCTAGATAAATTATCTTTAGCTCCTGTCTTAGAAACACTATCCATAATACCTTTTAGTCTACCTTTATCAGGTGCATCAGCTATGGCTTTTCTAATTAAAGCATCATCATCAAG